TTGTACAATGCCGGGAGGGTTACGGTGAAGAAGGTTATCCCTTCAGCCTGCGATCGTCGTTCTATGGTCTCCACATCGGAGGCCTCGACGTACGCAGACAGTCGCGTTTTGGTTGCAAGCAGCCGCCACAGGGCGGCTAGGCGTTTCATGTCTCCCATATTTTCAACTGGGTAGGCATCCTACGTCATAGCTATAGACTAACCAACTACGCTACCATTTAAGGTAAGGTATAAGGTGTCCGTTCCAGCGCGCAAGGGCCCCCAGTTGGGGGGCCCAAGCACTGAAACGGCGGTTTTCACACCGCCGTACTGTCACGGACTCTTATCACGGAATCCCCGTTTAACATAGGGTTTCCGTTTTCGCACGAGACGCTTGCCCACCCAGAGGAGCAGCAGTGACATAGCCAGAAAGACACTCTCAGTGAGTGACACTGGCGACTGTATGCTGTCGCTCGGGGTGTGGGCATCTCGGCTGTCACATGAAGGATCGCTTTCAAAAGATCCGGATGCGACAGGCATCGTGCTAACATCGAGTATCTTCACAACAACTTTTGTTGGGCAGATATTTGTCGCAGGCTGTAACTGTTACAGCGCTGCAGAGACAAAGGCCTCCTTCACATCCGTGATTGCGAGGACTTCGATGAGAGACACGAGGAGGGCAAGGTTACTCGCCGTTGTCGAGGCATTGCGCCTATTCAACGTCAGATTAGCCTTGGATTCTCCAATGTACAGGCCAGATCCCGAGTCATACTCGGGGGCCGTGAACGAGAGGAGCCCTCTGCGAATGTCCGCCTTCGTGAGCTGATGAGCCCATCGAATAGCGGGACGACCGGCAAGGTCGCCCTGCGGACTGGGAGCATAGAAAATATGCTCATCCGATTCCTTACCCGCTGAGGCGAAAACGCCATGAGCGGTGGTAGTGAGTGTAGTTGGCAGGTTAGCCATAATTAGTTTGCATGTGTGATTGCCACCATTGGTAGGTAGACCGCAAGGTCTACTATAACTACCGGGTGACGGTTATGGGTGTGAGCTAGTCGCAGCTTGGTTAGCTGATTGTTTTGACTGCCCACGTAGCGTCATGTCGATTACTGCGTCATTACGAGCAGATCGACTAAATTCCGAACTTGACGCAAGTTCGGTAGCGTAACCCTTGGCTGTGCTATGCTCCCGTAAGGGAGTGGGCCCAGCCTACGAATATAGTAGGTATACTCAAGCGTCCCTTTCGAGATCGCTTTACCTTCATAATTCGCGTACTTATCGACATACGGTCCGGCCTCAAATTGAGACTCGGCCTCGACTGTGGTTACCTTTTTGATTGAGTAACCATCTTGGACAATAGTGTAGGGGAATTGTAAGAAACCCCCACGAAAATTATCCAACCAATCACTGACTTTAATGAAGTACTCCAGGACGAACGAAAATGGAATTAATTCCAACGTTGTCTCAAGAGGTTCATCGAAGCCAAAAGCATCCGCGGCGACGAGCCACGGAGGTATGGTAGGCAATGTTGACG